GTTGTGAGGACGGTCGCAACCGGTCACACACGACATACGCACACGATGAACCAGCACGTCCGGATTTTCCGAGGCGTTATAGGTAGCCGTTTCGGGCTTAACGCGCCAGATGTAATACAGCTCGTGAGCTTCATCTTTCGGGCCGAGACCGAAGAACGCATTCTCGTCGGTCAGGTAGTCCCAGACCTTGATCTCAAAGCGGTTCTGATAAACGTTCTTGGCGTTCATATCGTCTTCCGCACGGAGGTCGGACTTGATCAGTTCAAACGCTTTGTCTTCCAAAGCCGGAGGAACAACCAGAGTCTTCATCACTACGGGACGGAACAAACCGCGCTCGTTCTTGGTCTTGCGGAAGTTCAAGCGCATGGAAGCCAGCGAAGCCTGCGTCAAAGCAGACGCGGTTTCGAGGTTGCTCCATGTGCCGAGTCCGGGATCTTCAAACGGACGGTCGCTGTCGAACAGGTACATACCGTCAGCGCAAAGCCAAGAAGCGTTCGAGCCGAAGCCCGTATTGAACGCATCAGCGGCGATGTACTCGGTGGTGTCCTTGGCCGACTGCAACAACGCGCCCTGCATCTTGGCGATCACGGCGTACTGGTCGGTTTCCCGAAGACGCTTGGTGATGCGGATGGAACCACGGTAATCAACCGGGGTATGGGTGTTGTCGAAGCCCTGGATCGGGTGATCGACCGGAATCGAGTCCTCGTCGTCATTCTTCGCGAGAAGACCCAACTCAGTCACATAGCTGTGCTTGATGTAGTCCTTCGAGGTCGTAACGACATTGTAAACGTCCATGCCCTGAACGGGAATGCCCCATTTACGGATCTTGATCTTGTCGAACTGCGTGTTCAGGATGTCAGCGTAGTTGTCTTTTAACAACACACCAGGCATCGAGAACGTATTAGTAATTGCTGAAGCTGTTACTGCCATTTTCGTATCTCCTTATTAAGCGCGTGCAGCGTCGATGACGGACGCGATTACCTGAACCCGGCAACGGCCCTTCACATCAGCCGCTTCGTTCTGCAACGGATTGTAATCCGAAGCAACCGAAATGACTTTCAGCGCGGGGTTGGAAGTGTCACCTTCGTCAACCGTAACCACGTTAGAGGTCACGTCGATACCGTAGATGCCACCGATGTTCGCGGAATCAACCGCACCATCGAGTTCGTTAATTTCAAACACATGATCCGGATGAATCACGCCGACTTTAGCATAAGTAGTGCTGTTGCCGGGATTCGATTGATCCGTCAACGCAAAGTACTTAATACCACCCGTGCCGCTATCCGCATCGGAAGCGCACGTTTTGAGCAATCCGCTCGTATCCACGAAAAGGAACTGACCAGCTTTCCAAGACTGACCGCTCAAGATCAGAATATTCTCAGTAGCCATCACAGGGCCAGCGACAACTCGCGGATTAACTGCTGTAAGAGTAGCCATTTTTTATTCTCCTAAGTTTTTAATCCAAAGTTTTTTCCACTACCACACGGTGCGCTTCGCCTGATGAGTCACGGACTGTGTCTTCCGACCGTCCGCCCGCTCGTGCCTGCTCCAAAATATTAACCGACATGAGTTCTGATGCCTGCCGACGAGCCTTGAACTTCTCTTCCGGGATCGTATACAGCGGATCACCCTTGTGATGCACTGATTCCCCGTTTTCAATCACGGGTTTATATCCCATCGCGATATATTCGCGCTCTTTCGACCGGTCTCCGAAGAACATATGCATTCCGTCAGCTTTATAGGCTTTCGCAAGCGCAGACCGTTCGTCGGTTTCATCAAACTTCACAACAGATATGTTTCGGGGAGCCAGAGGACGTTTGGTTTTTCCTGTTCCAACATCCGAAGCTCCGGGCCTAGCAAGTTTACGTTTAGCTTTCATACAAGTTCCTTATAGCAGCGTGTTATCGTTTCGACCTTCACCGGCAAGTCCAAGCATTTCCAAATATCCAGCGGGAACATTGCTGCTCTTTACTGGAGCGGATGCTTTACGTGCCGACGGGCCAGGAGGAGGAGCCGAGCGACCAGACTTTCTGCCTTGAATCATCTTGGCAAATTTGATCTTGTCTTCCGGTGTCATTCCTGACAGGTCAAAGTTATCTTCAAATTCCCGAATCTCTTCGGCATATTTCGTATATTCAGGGTCTTTAACCTTCATGCCGTTTACTACAGCATTGAGTTTTTCCTCGAATCTACGTTCTATGTCGGCGAGGACGTGGGCGTTGTGTCTCAGTTGCTTCTTCGTCAATTCCTTCGCAAGAACTGCCGGATCGTCACGAAACTTGTTGTACGCCTCTTCTCCGCCGATGAACTCGTCGATGAACTTCTCTTCGTCGAAAGGTTCAACACGCGGCTGGGTTATAACCTGTAGCTGGGCTTGGGCGGCCTTTAACTGTTCGGCCAACTCCGTAACCTTTGCTTGGGTGTCACGCAACCGTTTTTCTGTCACAGCCTCAATATCGTTTTCAGGTTGAATCTCTTTCGAGGAACCTGCCGCCGAATCCTGTGCAGATTGCTGTAGGTCTGCACCTGAGTCCGACTCTTGAGCTAACAAGGTGTTAAGGTCAACAGAGTCTTGTTCGCCCGCGTCTTGGTTTTGGGACATATCTAGTTATTTTCTCCTATTGTTTGTCCTGCAAAAGTATCTGTCGGCAATCTTCTGGAATGGCAATGACTTTCTTAATCCCTGCTATGATCCCGGCGTTTTCCCTTACCTCCAGAATGTCTTTCATCGACACGAACTTGTCTTTGTGGAGGTCTTCGAGAGACGTAGCGAGGTATTCTAATTGCTTCCAAGCCTTGGTTTCCGCAAGCGTCGCAATCTCCGCACATACATCTTTTAGCTTTTCCCTGTCCCATACTCGCCCAAAGGCCATTATCATTTATTGTAATCCTGCCGGGTTAGCTGCTTGTCCACGCGCTGCTGCTATCTGACCGCCAGTTCCCTGACCCACCGTACCTCCGGCGGGAGCAGCCTGCATCTGACCCATCATTGCTGCCATCTGCTGCATCTGGGCTTGCTTAACCATAAAATCTGTCTCGGCAATGTGTTGCTCGAGAAGCTGCAACCATGCTGGCTTTTCGATTATGCTGCGATATTGGAGAAGTTCTGCCTTGTGTACCCGCAGATGGGCTTCTGCATCTTCTCCCTGCTGTGGTTGGACGTATTGTCCCTGCTGGAATGCTTGGTTCTCTTGCCGCGCCACGATCTCAGCGTCAATGTTCATGTCCTGCTTGAACCACGTCTGGGTGTTTCTAAAGCCGGACAACGCAAAGACTTCCTTGGCTACTTCTGGGATATTGAGCTTATCTCCCGCCAGAGGTAGAACAGTCTGCAACATCCACGAGATGTTCTGCTGCTTGGTTACGTTGGTATCAAACTCCTCAACCACATCAGCCTGTATGTCGTAATCGCCATGCAAGAAGAATGGCTTTACCTGAAGCATCTGCTTCTCTCCGGTCAACTCTACCACTTGATCTTCTAGCGCATACGCCTCCCAGTAGCGGCGGAACTTGCGGGCTACGAATGGAAGGAACTGGTCAGACAATGCGTACTTAGCCAATACGATATGAGGCTTAGAGGCTTGATCGAATACATTCTGGGCTTCGGTAGCCGAGGCTCGACCTCCCAAAGGCTCGCCAACAATCGGACGATCCGTACCGGCGGCTTTATTAGAGTCCTCATCCAGATAATTCATAATCTGGAGGTTGTCCCCCTGAATGTCGGCAAGCTGCATTTCGCGCAAACTTCCCGCATTATCCACCCAAATAACCTTGTCTTTGCTATAGGTTAGGTCTTGGCTGTAAACCTCGCCGCGAACTGCCATCAGAGGTCGGCGGTTCTTCAGGGTTTTATTATCTATAGCCTGATTCTTGGCGGTGGTTTGTTCCTCGTAGTTGGACTCGATGGCTTGGGAATATCCCATGTGGTATAACTCCCCATCGTCGTCGGGTAAACAATGCCACATAAAGCCAGGAAACTCATCATCAGGATCGTAGTTCCGGCGAATCTGAATAACCTTTGAGGAGAACACATCATCCCCAACCATCGTACACCAATACCAAACAGGCTTGTTTTCTTTCTCATTCCACACCCCATCTTTGATTGGAAGTCGAACAAATACATCCCAACGCTTGAAGTTGTTGGTCTGCATATCATCCGCAACGGGAAGGTTAAGATTCTGTGCGCGGTCATCGCGGGAGTTATCATACGTCTCACCGCGAAATACATCTTGTGCGGTAAGGGTCTCTACGTTGGAGAAGTATCCAGACCGCTGACCGTCGTATAGCTCGGCGTAATTAACCACACTACGCATAATGACGCAGTTCTGGTCTTGCAAATCATCAATACTTGGGTCGGCATAGAAGTCCTCTAGCGGCCATACCTTGAGCGTGGGTTGATTCTT